ACCACATACGCTACAATTGGTTGTTCGGAGTTCCGAATCAATGTAAGCTTCTGTTAGGTGGTCATCTCCGCAGATAAACTCGTAGATACGTTTAGGCATTTACTTCCCTCTCAAAGTCCTCGTAGCTGTTTTTAATCGCTGACTCGTAAGAGAGAACTCGCTGTACCGCTTCTATTTGTCCTCTGCGAAACCAGAATTGCTTCTCATCTGGGATGGTAGTAATATCCTGAAGTAGCTCCATATTGTCGGAGATGTCTTCTAGGTATTGCTTCCAGCCCTTTGAGGCAAACAAATCTAGTAATGTTTCGTAATAATCTTGTAGTTCTTTGTCCATCTCTTTATCCTTTCATAATGTGGAGAGATGTTGCAATTATACCACACTTTTAGTAATTTGTCAAGTGATTTATTGCTTATTTTCGCATTTGCATCATTGCAATACGCTCATTACTGTTAATATCTTTTTCCTTGAGCATTAAATCAGCAATCTTTGCTCGTTTCTGGAACTCAGCGTCATCAGCGTTACCAGCTTGTAAGTTGGTAGAGATAGCCGCAGCCATCTTAGCCTTAACAACCTCTGGCTCCAATTGAGCTTCGACCATATACTTCTGGGCACGAGCTTGCGCTTCCATACCTTGAGCTTGCACCAGTTGAAGTTGTGCCTGAGCCAATTCCATCTGCATTTGCATCTGTTGCTGTTGCATTTGCTGCTCTTGCGGGTTAGGCTTAGACACCTCAGCCATTTGAGCGATAATCTCTTCGCGATTGGACAAACCCATGTTGTCAATAACCGCTGTAACCAGCATTGGGTACATTGGACTATCTTGACCCAACGTCTGCAACAGTTGTACAAGTTGTGTAACCTCATACTCACGAGCGATAACACCCAGAGATGACGAAGGTATAAACTTATAATCGCTGACAGGGTAATGCTCAGGGTCAAACTGCATGTAACGCCACGCTGTCTTCTCAATCATAGGGATTAGGAAAGACTCTTGGAAGTTAATCAGGGTACGCTTGTGGCGCTTGATAATTGCACCCATCGACATGGATACAGCACCAGCAGCAGCGTCACCATTGATAGTGCCGGGGATGCCAGCAGCGTCAATAGCGCCTGTAGCCATCTGAACCATCTTCTGCAACTCACCAGCCTGAGCGAAGGTGACTTGATCGAGGTTACCAAACTTAAATGGCTGTAGGATTTCAGCAGGGTTGCCGTTAGTGAGGATTGTCTTGCCGGGACGAATCTCTAGTTTAGCCCCACGAGGCATACGAGAGGCATCCATAGCCATCATAGGGTGGACAGTGAGGGCTAGGGCATCAATACGAGCACGTAACTCAGCGTCGAGTGCCTTCTGGCTGTTATAACCCTTCTCACAGATACCACGACCCCAGAAGCGAGAGGGTACTACGTCCCAAGGGAAAGCCACAACAGGGCGATCCTGCATCATGTAGGGGTTCTCTTCGATCTTGAGTAGTTGACCACCGTTGGCAATAACAACAATCACCTCAACGTAGCCTTCGTCCTCTTCGTCTTCACCTTCTTCAGGTTTGACTTCTTTGGATAGCTCGTCATCCTCATCGTCCTCCATAATCGCAGCGTTATATAGGTGACGTGGGATTAAACCGTAATATTTGGTTAGTCTAACTTTATCTTCGTCAAAAGAGGTAAGCTCTTTGTCTGCTTCAATGTCTGAATCAGTATCGGCAGACTCAAGATCAACATCGCGATAGATACCATTTTGGATTCCAATCTCTACTTGGTGTTTAGGAACAAACTCGTCAATCGCAACACCCAAGGCATCCTCAATAGAGGTGGCAACAGGGTCAATCAGGAAGTTCTGTGGCAGGATTGGGCGTAACTTGACAACCACCCGGTCTTCAATGTTAACACCAATCGCTTGCATCGCCCCATCCATGATAGGCTGCGTAGCTGGCTTCATCTCCTTGACTTCCTCAAGCACCAATTCGGCTACGGCAGTACCGTAGACAGCGGCATTGAGGATACACTCGGCTACAGCCTTGCGAGTCTTGGTAAACTGGAAGTCCTCAGACAGTTGTTCGCGTAAATAGGCGATGTCTTGGGGGTTTTGATCGTTGCGGTCATCACGAATGTCAAACCACTTACCACGACCAAAGGTAGCCTCTTCAACTTCAGCGACTGAACTCTCAACGGCTTGTTGTAGGGCTGGTGAGATGAGACGTGAACGCTCTGAGTCACGGGTTTTGTCCTCTGCTGCCCAAATACCACGCCAGAGACGGTAGTACTCGTCAAACTTCTGCTCGTAGTTAGCACTGTAGTGGTCGCGCCATTGATCTACTTTGTCAATAACCCACTCTTCAACCTGTTGGTTGGTGTACTTCTTATCGTCGTCCATGTTATTCCTTACTTCAAAAGTGGGTTAGTAAAAGGATTGGCATTTAAGTCAACAATCTCTTCTTTTACAAATGCTAAATCTTTAAGCCTTGGTAAATCAGAAGCATTAGCGGCACTGTTAATTGCTTTTACTTCATCATCCCCTAAAATTCTGTTGACCTTCATTTCGCCGCCAATAATCCAGTTACCTGTCATATTAGAGTTTGTTTTATACCGATAATGACCACCAAAAGGCACTTGGTCTGTTATGTGGGCGGTTCGTGCGTTAATTTTACCTGACTTCGTTTTTTGTGCTCTTTTTACAGCCTCGTCTTGCCAAGGAACATCAGCACCCATTTCAACTTCAGCCCATACTTGGTTATCTTCTCTAATGTTTGGTTTTTTACCTTTAACTTTTGCTAATGTATTGGGGTCATAAGAACCACCAATATGTGTCGCAACAGGTAAATCACCTGCGTGCCAGCCCGGACGATAAGCCAGATCACCTAAAGAAGATTTTACTTTTCCTGTCTTTGTATTCAAATCACCAGCTTTAGCTGATAACCATTCGCCCATTTGAACTGGTGTTTTTGCATCTACAAAAAGAGGGTATAAATTATTATCTTTACCAACTCTAAATAGTTTATAAGCTTTTACAGTATTTTTAGGCGCTGTTGCTAACGGGGCATTTGGAAATTTTAAAGCATCACCAACTTCATCAATAAACTTAGGCGCTTCTTCTTTTCCTAATGAAGATGACAAATCCTTTTTACCTGCTTGTTTTAATATGCCACCTAACGGGGGTACAAAAGGTAAAAATCCTAAAGCATTTAAAGCGGCTTCACCATACTCATCTTTTGATAAAGAATCTGTGACATCTTTAAAAGCCATTACATCACCAAAACCCGGTGTAAGATCAACTGCCATTTTCATATATGGTTCGGCAGCAGAAGGTAACACAGGTGTATCTTGCCTTTGACCTTCTAAGAACGCTTGTTCTGGGTCTGAAAACATTCCGTTCATTGTTAATATCCTGAAATTGTGTCTAGGTACTCATACTCTTCCTCTTCAAAGTCAAAAACATAGGCTACTTTTGCAAGTTGCTCGATGTAAGACAGTGCGTCAGGCAAGTCATCATGTACTAGCTTGTTTGGGAATTGAAATAGTTGGTCTAGGAACTCGTTGTTCCAGTCACCTTTGTTGAGGGTAACGTAACCATTCTCAAAGCGCCCTTGCAGCGCCCATACAACACGGTCTGTTTTCTTCTTATTCCCGTGTGTTAGCTCGTCAACCCTGAAGAATGTCTGGGTTCTCTTCATAATGTCGGTCATGTAGGGCATAACCGCCTGTTTAGCGATACCCTTCTCAATGCCGACAGCTACAGGCTCGTACTTGGCGACAGCATCGAATATCTTCTTGGCTGTTTCCTTGACATCCCACCTACCGTAGACAATCTCTGCAACCCACCAACCCTTTTCGTTGGCTTTAACAATAGCCATAGCAGTGTTGTCAAGGCGAGAGTTCTTAACACCGACAGACCCCTCAGCCTCAAAACCAGCTAAGTCAACCGCGATGTAGAAGTCACCCTCTTTTGGCTCCTCCTCGTCAAACTTCACCCACTCTTCTTTGAATAACTCCCCACCTGCGGCCTCGAAAGATGCCATAAACTCCTGCCGGAATGCAAATGAGGACATGCTTTTCTTAGCTGCCTCAATCTCTTTAGGGTCAAGTAGCGGGTTGTCGAACGAAGTAAAGTGGAAAGATTGGAAGGTGTCATCGGTTCCTTTTAAACCGTATTGGTATAAATCATAGAAGTGGTTACGACCCATCGGCGTACCAATGAACATCGCTCTACCCTTCAAGTCAGCCAGTGCAGGGCGTAAGATTTGCTCCCACACCGCTGGCTTCATATCTGCATACTCATCGAGTACCAGAAACTTTAGCGAAACACCCCGCATCGTTTCAGGCCGATCAGCACCTTTGAGACTAATAGTTGCCCCATTGATAAGCTTAATCTGCAAGTTGTTAATATGGCTACCTGTAATGACAGAGTGACCAACCTCAAGCAGGACTTGCCACATGATGTCACGAGCTTGACCTTGCGTAGGAGCAACATAAAATACATGACCTCTCTCGCTTTGCAGCGCTTCAACTATTAAGCGGTAAGCCGCCAAACGACTCTTACCTGTACGCCGACCAGCCGCTACCACATGGAAACGAGTCTCGTCAGCCCATACCGTCTTCTGCCACGGTAATAGCTCAATCTTTAGATCACTCAATGCCTGTTAGGTAAACGGTCTTTTTACCTTCCTTGACAGCGCGGAGCACTTGGTTGTTATTCTCACCCTCTTCGAATGAACAGTGAACCCAACCTGAGTTCGGCTGACCATCTTCGTAAAACTCTAGGATGAGTTGTTTGAAAGTAAGGTTATCAATA